GGGTGGTGCGGCTGATGCTACTACAGGTGCATTTGCATTTGCAGCTTAATAAATAATTAGTGGCTCCTTCGGGAGCCACGAACGAGGAAATTTATGTTTAAAGGCGATATACAAGCTACAAGATCAACTGCAGGAAATACAGGAACTGCAGTAATTGCACAACCAATTAGCTTGAAAGGGATTATTGTTTCAAGTGATGGTGGTGGAGCAGGAGTATTAGAATTAACAACAACTTCAAATTCAGGTGATACTTTGTTTATAGCAGATGTACCTACTGGAGACTTAGTAAATTTTGCTTTTCCAGATGATGGAATTTTATTTCCAAAAGGTATATTTTGTAAAACAAAAACAAATGTTGCAGCTTATACTTTGCTAACAGATAAATATTCTGGTCCTAATTTAACAGGGAGTAATGGATAATGGGTGGTTCAAGTTTTTCATCAGATCAGTCGGTCGCACACGCAACTGCTACAGCTCAAATGGTTGCAACAAATAAAAGAGCAAGATTAACTTCTATTCAAGGTAAGGGTAATAGTGCAAGTGGTTCAATCATATTCAGAAGTGGTGGAGCTACTGGAGATGTTATTGCAACTTATTTATTTGGAGAAGAAGGTTTAGATATGTATTTACCAGGAAATGGAATTTTGTTTGAAGACGGAATTCATGCAACTATTTCAGGAACTGGCGGAGTAACAATTACATTTACTTAAAATGGACTTAGAATATTACGCAGATATCATTGAATTAAAAAAAGGTGGTATGCCACCTAGAAATAAAAAAAATTATAGACCTACCGAAAAAGGTGCGGGTATGACAAAAGCTGGAGTAGCTGCTTATAGAAGAGCAAACCCAGGTTCAAAATTACAAACTGCAGTTACAGGTAAAGTTAAAAAAGGTTCAAAGGCTGCTAATCGTAGAAAGTCATATTGTGCAAGATCGTTAGGTCAGTTAAAAAGATCTTCTGCAAAAACAAGAAATGATCCAAATTCAAGAATAAGACAAGCGAGACGAAGATGGAAATGCTAAAAGATTTACTTAAAAAATTATTTGGATACAATGATTTAGAAAAAAGAATTAGAATTTTAGAAAGAAAAAATTATTGGAGAGAAAAATATAAACATGGCTTATCTCAATTCAAACATCCCTCCAATATACTGTAAAATAAGAAAGGAGTACTTATATGATCTTAAAGAACATATGGGAGAAAGTGAAGAGTGCGTTATCTTTGGTCTTACATCGATTTCAGGGCGTGCACTCTTATTTAACATTATGTTACCAAATGGTGCGTGCTACTGGCGTTTGCCTATCTCAGCGTTTTTCCAAAAATGTTATGATAGAACCTCTGTGCCGGATATGCAGACGCACGAGTTGGAACTGTGGAACAGTTTTAGTTATTGGCCTAGTGTTACTTGCTTTGATTGGTTGGATGGAATAAACGGTAAATATTTAGGTTTAGATAAAAAATTTTATCATGGAAAATATTTATTTACAATTGATTGGGCTCATCCAGATGTCAACATCTTGGATACAGAGCATTCTGAAATTCCTCAAGAACATAAGTGCGCACATATATTGGAGCTTGCTAACGGCAATTATGCAGCTCAGCCTAATAATCGTATTTTGTGGCACATTAATAGTTATACTACTGATAACAGTTGGCCAGACTATAAAGTACAAACTACTTACTGGGATGCAGAAGATAATAACATGGTTACTGAAGATACAGATAAAATGTTTTACGAAATGAAAGAAATAAAAAACAGTAAACGAACTTATAAAAAATATAAAGAATATGCTGATGATATGTCTTTTGAAAACGAAGGTAAAAATTAATGGAGTATTGTAGGATGAATTATTATTTTACAGGTTTGTTAATAGTAATGTTAGTTACATTAGCTTTATGTGGGGGACCTAATGTCCAATAAGCCATTAAACATCGGAGAAGAAGCACGTGTGCAGATGCCGATGAAAACGGTAGCATCTTTGATTGTGCTTGTTGCAATGGGTGTCTTTGCTTATACAGAATTGACTGCAAGGTTAGTGTCATTAGAGACATCAAGAGAATTATTTGAAAATGATTTATTAAAAAAATCTGAACAAGTACCCACTGACCAAGAACAACATTTTTTAATTGAGGATTTATATAAGTCTGTTGAGAAGATGGAAGAGACTCAAGAGATGAATATGACCAACAAAGTTAACATAGAATTTTTAAGAGAACAATTAGATAAAGCACTGGCTGATATCGAAGTGTTAAAAGATAAAGTAAGACAAAACGGAGGTCATTAATGGAGTTAATTATAGCTTTACTTATGATTGTTAATGGAGAGATTAAAGAACATAGAATACAGGAATCTATGTCTCAATGTCTAAAAGGTAAAAGAATTGCAATGAGGACAAATAAAAACAATAATATTAACTATCAATGTATTAAATCAATGGCTGAATTGGAGAAAAATATAGATGGATCTTTGTCTATAAAAAAGTTAATATTGGAGTAATGCATAACAAGTTCGATCAATTTATCGGCATTTTTGAAAATGCTGCAACAGCAGAAGATTGTAATAAAATTATAAAACATTTTGATAATGTTCAAGATTTAAATTTAACTGTCAAAAGAACTAAGTTTGAAAATATAAACTCTACTATAAAAAATAATAATATGTATCATTTTATAAATGAAGATGATGAACTATTAATGCAAGCAAATAAACACATCTTAGGTAATTTTATAAGTAATTTGGATAAAGCTTATAATCTTTATAAAAATAAATATGACATTATGGATAATTTAGAAGTTCATAAATTAAACATGGATGTAAAAATACAAAAAACTGTTCCTGGTGAAGGTTATCATGTTTGGCATTGTGAAAATGCTAGTGTAGCTACTTCAAGAAGATTATTACTTTGTATGATGTATCTAAATGATGTTGAAGAAGGCGGGGAAACAGAATTTTTACATCAAAGTATAAGAGTAAAACCTAAAGCAGGAACTATTGTAATTTGCCCAGCATATTTTACACATTTGCATAGAGGAAATCCTCCACTTAAAGGAAACAAGTACATGATAAATGGTTGGGTAGAATTTTTAACTTAATGCAATTTAAAATATTTAAAGGTGTACTTGAACAAGAACAATTTAAAAAAATTAAACAATTTTTTTTTGATATTAACACTTCATGGTTTTATCAACCAAAAATGATAACTAAATCGTCTAATGACGATAGAGGTTTTTTTAGTCATGCATTATTTCATGAGAATAGAATTACATCTAATGCATTTGATTTAATGTCCCCCTTGTTAAACTCTATAAATGCTGGACCACTGATAAACATCAGAGCAAATTTAAATGTTAAATATGATATTCCTCAAAAAAGTGAGTTTCATAACGACTATACTTATGATGAATCATTAACCGCTATATATTATTTAAATAAATGTAATGGTTATACAGAGTTTGACAACGAGGAAAAGACTAAGGTATACTCAGAGCCTAATAAGATTGTTATATTTAATTGTAAATTAAAACATAGGATGGTTAGCCAGACTGATGAAGACAGAAGACTTTTAATAAATTTAAACTATTTTCCAAAATGAATTTATCTCGTAATTTTAGCCTACAAGAATTAACAAAATCAGACACAGCAATACGTAGAGGTATTGATAATGAACCCAATGCTGATCAAATAGATAAACTTAAAATGATATGTGAAAATATTTTACAACCGGTTCGTGATCAATTTGGTAGAGTAAAAGTTACTAGTGGTTATCGTAGTCCCGAGTTATGTGTTGCCATCGGCAGCTCGATTGGATCACAACATGCAAAAGCTGAGGCGGTTGATTTTGAATGCATGGGAGTTGATAATGCTGAAGTAGCAGATTGGGTTAAAATGAATTGTGAAGTAGATCAATTAATTCTTGAGTATTACACTCCAGGTGAACCTAATAGTGGATGGATTCACGCAAGCTACATACCATTTAATCCTAGACATCAATATTTAAGAGCTTACAAAGAAAATGGCAAAACAAAATATAAACCAATAATAGGGAAGGCAGTAGATTTAGTATGACAATAGGAAGATCACAAATATCTGCACAAATTGACGGTAAACTAAGAGGTGCACGAGATGAAAAAAAGAAAAAAGAAAGAGTAAAAGTAGCTATAAAAAAGAAAAGAAAAAACCCTTTAGCTAAGACATTTACTGTCTAATTAAAAAATGTTATAATCTTGCATGACTAAATTATGTGCAAGAGGCAAAGCCGCAGCCAAAAGAAAATTTAAAGTATATCCCAGCGCATATGCAAACGCATACGCTAGCAAAATATGTGCAGGTAAAGCAAAAGATCCATCAGGTTTAAAAAGAAAAGATTGGGGACCTAAAGGTAAAAAAATAGGTGGTGAAGCAAAAATTAATAAAGTTATTACTGGATTACAAAAAGCATCTAAACTTCATGCTGCACAAGCAAAAAGTTTACAGTCAGTTGTAAAAGCAAAAAATGGTATTTCAATTGAAACATTAAAAAAAGAATCTCAAAAAATTATAGATAATTTTCCAAAAGAAAAAAAATATAATTACAAAAAACCAAAGAAAAGACCATACACAATTGTAAAACCAGATGCTGCAATGTCAGTTGATACTACAACTTATCCTCTTGGACAAGGACCTTCGTCTCAATCAATTAAACCAATGATGTGTGGTGGCGAGGTACGTGGAACGGGAGCAGCGATAAGAGGTAAAGGTTTTAAGGGTACATTTTAATGAGCCTTAAAAAATGGTTCAATGAAAAATGGGTCGATATAGGATCACCAAAAAAGGGGGGAGGATATAAAGAATGTGGAAGAAAATCTGCAAGTGGATCAAAAAGAAAGTACCCCAAATGCGTGCCTGCTGCAAAAGCAAGCCGAATGACAGACTCGCAAAAGCGTTCTGCTGTTGCAAGAAAGAGAGCAGCCGGTAATCCTGGAGGCAAACCAAACAACGTCAGTACCTTTACCAAGAGATACTATGGTGGTATGATAGACATATAATATTTTAAGGAGAAAACTATGGCATTAAAAGGCAATCAAAAAAAATTAGATAAAAACAAAGATGGTAAAATATCTGGTGAAGATTTTAAAATGATGCAAGCTAAATCAGGGAAGATGATGAAAGCTTACAAAGGCGATATGGCTAAAGGTTATGGCGCAGCCAGAACTCAAGGTGATGGTTTATCAGATCAAGAATTGATCCCTGGAAAAACTATGGATTATCATAAAGACATACTTTAATGAATTATGGCTACATCAGGAACTACAACATTCGATCTTCAGATCGATGACATTATTGAAGAAGCATACGAACGATGTGGTGTGCGAACTAATAGTGGTCATGACTTACGTAGCGCAAGAAGAAGTTTAAATCTTTTATTCTCAGAATGGGGAAACAGAGGTATTCATCTTTGGAAAGTTGAACTAAATGAAAAAGCTTTAGTTTCAGGTACAGCAACATATACAGTAGATGGTGATGTTAATGATGTTCTTGAAGCATATATTTCAACTACAAACGCAGCAGGTAATACATCATCAACAAACGATATATCTTTAACAAAAATTGATAGATCAGCTTATGCTGCATTACCTAATAAATTTGAAACAGGCCAACCATCACAATATTTTGTAGATAGACAAACTACACCAACAATTAGTTTATATCTTGCGCCAGATGCTAATACTTTTACAACTTTAAAATTTTATACTATCAATAGAATTGAAGATGCAGGTTCTTACACAAATACATCTGATGTAGCATTTAGATTTTTACCATGCATGTGCTCTGGATTAGCTTATTATTTATCTCAAAAAAAAGCACCAGATAGAATACAATTATTAAAACAATTGTATGAAGATGAATTAATTAGAGCGTTAAATGAAGACGGATCTAGAACTTCAGTTTACATTTCTCCTCAATCATACTTTCCTGGAGGATCATAATGAGTTTTGCAACAGGAAAAAGATCGAAAGCTATTTCTGACAGATCTGGAATGGCATTTCCATATAAAGAGATGGTAAAAGAATGGAATGGTTCTTTAGTTCATATATCTGAATTTGAACCTAAACATCCACAACTAGATCCACCATACCATAAGGCTGATGCAATAGCTTTGCAAAATCCTAGAGTCATGAAATTTCAACAACCACAAACAGTTGCAGCTAATGACGAAACAGTTGCAGATTCTGGTGGTATTGTAGTTGGTGTTGCAAATTTAACACTACCTGGAGATTTTGCTTTTTCAAATCAAGGAACAAGTGCAATGATACCTGCAGATCCATCATTACAAAATAGAAGAAGAGAAATGACTGGTATATTAGGTAACGTA